ACCATTTCAAGGTGATAAATGCGACGGGAAGGTTCATATCCATAGCGAATATAAGAATGGGGGGAATGTAATTCATATCCATATATCCCGTCATCTATAAGTCCTCGTTTTAAAATTTTATATTCACCAACATTTTCAGATAAGTTTCTTGTTTTAACTGGAAGAGAAACTCCCTCATGCTGTTTGAGAAAAGTGTTATAAAAATCCACATTACGACCCATCGGATGCTTTTCCCCATGGGCATCTTTATAATTACGAATATATTCCTTTTTAGCAGTGGACCAATCCTTATTTAACACTGCTTTGGTGAAGGATGGAAATTCTCGCAATGTACCCAAGTTAAAAGTAAAATCAGTCAACATTTCCAATTGATTCTGATCAAGTGGAATTTGAACTTTGAACATGTGTCTGATGTCGGGGTATACTTTGGATTGAGCAATTCCTAAATCATGTATCAACAATTTCTTAACCTCTACATCCGATAAACCATTTTTAAACTTCGGCAAATCCCCATCTTCAATTTTATGACCATATCCAATATGAAACCCTGCAGGATCTTTATAAATATGCCATATCCCGCCTTTATTCCGTCCAGTACGGTTTCCATTCTCTACCTTCATAATATAGGACACAAGATTAGGAGAAAAATTTTCGGAAGATTGGTGGATGGCGGGCGGGACACTCATATCTTCTTTTGTTATACTCGGATGTTTTGAATTAAATTCCCCATTGTTGCCGATGGCCGATTTTATTTGGGTTGGTTTAAATACCACATAATGATTAGATACTGGCGCTGGATCAACAATATTTTTTAATATCAATCCATCATTCCCGCTTTTCATTGCCCTTGTCACAAGGTCATTGATACTCATGTTTATACCACTACCTCCTTGATAATCATGAATTAGCGGATTCTCAATTCTCAAAAATACCGGAAGTATATTTTGTCCAATTATATCATCTTCCCGCAGGGTGTCAAGGTCAAATTTCTCATATGCATCTAAGGCTTTCTCATAAGGTTCCCAATTGCCGGTTGTTTGAGCATATTTTTCAAGTTGGTCTACTCTTTTCTGATGCTGTTTGATTTTTTTCTCGTAATCAGCAATATTGGATCTCACTGCTCTGGCAGCTTGTGCTGCATATTCCCCCGCAACTTCGGGACTATCAGTAAAATAATATCCTTTTTCAGCACTCATGGCCCGGGTCGACATTCCTCGCCTTTGTTTACTGAATTTCTCTACTGGTTGGTTTGTTCCATGATAAACAACTAATGGTTTCCCATTACTATCTTTTACTACACTGTGACCAAACCACTGCTTGAACTTTTCCGAATCAATGTGAATATTCTCTTTGAGGAAATTCTTCTGTTTTTTCTTAACCAATTCAACAACTTTCTTTATTTTATGACCGGCATGTTTAAGTAATTCAACTAGCCCGAAATGAAGTGGATCTGGCCAATCCCCAAATTCAACCCACGAAGAATTATCATGTTCCCAGTTTAATTGAGGAGTAAATTCAAATGGAACGAGGATCAGGTAATTGTGATATTTGAAAGTCCCGTCTCTATAAACATACAGAGGATTAATTTTATACGACCCATTAAATCCAGTCTCCTCTTCTATTTCTCGTTCAATAGCTTGTTTTGGGGTTTCGTCCATATCAAGTTTACCACCCCATGTTCCCCACGTTTCGGGTTCATAATCGACTCTACCACTACGATGAGCCAATAGAATACGCCCAGTGTCTTTTGCCACAAATATACATCCGGCCGCTTCATCCCCCCAATATTTTCTATTGGATGATTCGGTTTCGCTGAGATTATGTGCCAATCTTCTTTTAACCCAAAAATTATCATCTTCAAATCCATATTCTGGAGTTAAAACTATATGTAAATTATGTTCTATCCAATCATACATAAGTTTCCTAACTCCACGTCTTCTGAATAATTCATCTACCCATACTCCACTTAAAAAATAAGATTTATCTTTTCGGACATAAACACTTGTATGAGCCACTTCTTTGTTTCCAATATACCCAACAACACGTCCAACACATTCTTTATCCTGAATTTGCCTAAATTCCCATCGTACATCCACGGGATTGAATGATGTTTCTTCACAAAAAAATGCTTTGTAATCGTTTATTGATGGCATAAAGTGTCAACCCCCATTAAAGCAGGGGTTCTGAGTTATAAATAAATATTAGGAATTTGGTCTATCCTACTACTTCATTCCAATATTTATTGGGTGACGAATTTACAACTAACCTTTATATGAGTAATCTGATTGACCAAGATAGAGTAAGATTCCCAGGAAGTGGGTCACCAGTACCAGGCAATACTGCCTATGGTACGTATGATGCCGATCCTACATTCACTGCTGATTGCTATGCGTCGATGATTTGGGCGGCACATCGCCTCGGATACCCAATTGTAGATGTTGAACTCCTAGATCAAAACTTCTACATGGCATTTGAAGAAGCAACAAACGTTTACAATGCAAAAGTCAACGAGTATAACATGATTAATAACATGTTTGCTCTCCAAGGTCAGAGAATTGACTCGCTGACAGATCTTCAGAATCGTGCCGTTACTGGCACCGGATTACCCTTTTTGACATCACTTGCCAGGGATTATGGAACAGAAGCAGGTTCCGGTGGAACAGTAGATTGGAAAAAAACCTCTATTTGGGCTAATCCAAACATCCAAGATTATGACCTCCAAGCACTAATAGGTGCTGCTTCCGAAAGTTGTGCTCGTATTACCGTCCGTCGTATTTTTCATGACCGGCCCCCGGCCTTTGCTCGTATTTACGATCCATTCTCTATGACGGGTATGAGCTATTCAAATGTATTACAAGAACTTGGGTTTGGTGCATATTCACCTGCCACTCAGTTCTTAATGACACCTATTTTTGAAGATTTGCTCCGTGGACAAGCTATTCAATTCAATGATATGGTGAGGAAGAGTCAATACTCCTTCCAGCTTATTAATAACAAGTTAAGACTATTCCCTATTCCCACATTTACTTATAAAGTATGGATTGAATATACAAATGATAATGCCGCATTTGAGAGTGGATCTTTATCAGCATCTGGGTCAAAAGTAGCATCTGATTTTTCAAATATTCCATACAAAAATCATGCCTATGTCGATATTAACGACCCTGGCAGACAATGGATAAGAAATTTTTTCCTTGCAAATTGTAAAGAAATGTTGGGAGGAATTCGCCAGAAATATCAAACCATCCCAATCCCAGGGGGGGAAGTAACGCTTGATGGCGCAGAGTTAAGATCTGAAGCACAGCAGGAAAAAGAACGATTAGTCGATACACTCAAAGAAATGTTGGAATCGGCCGGGAAATTTTCACAAATGGAGAAGCAATCCGCTATGGCTGAACAATTGCAGGAATCCCTAAAGAGGGTTCCCTTATTAATTTACATTGGATAATTTCCACTCATATTTAAAACTACCACAATCCCAAATTCGGTCATAACCATTGTTCTTCATATTTTTCCATTCAGACAACGACGGGTCAAATACCTCTAATTTTTTTGAAAGTTCGGATTTTCTAAAATTAAATCGATGAACTCTTTTATAGTGATCCATGGTATAAAAATAATTTGGAATTCCTTCCGAAATTTTCTTAAATCCAAGACATTTGTACAGATTACCGTTGCTCCATCGACGATCTGCAAAGGAAACAATACATTTTGGGGAATATTTGTTTATAAAGTATTGAAATAACTTACTCGCACCACCAATAACATTATGGTTAATACCCGAACAAAACCTATACATTTCATAATGATCCGCTTTTGCTATATTACCAAGTGCCTTTCGGAGAGAACCAAATGTCATGACCGATACGAGAACGTCATCGTGAAACAATCCCGTTCTAATAAGCGAATTGTCTTTTCCTTGTAAATGATTTTTTTCTAAGAATTCGTTAGACATTAATGATGATATTTCTCTAATTTGACATTTTCTTGCATAAATTTTATGTGGTACATATCCCAAAATAGATTGTAATTTACTTTTCACAATTTCGGAATTTTTTCTCCATTCATCTTCAAATATATGAATAAGACGAATTCCTAATTTATCACATTCAATGGTTTTATTAAAATGATACATTTTAGATTTCCCACCACAAATTTCGCTGTGATAATATAGTCCGTTAAATTCAATTGCAATATTTTTAGAAGGAATATAAATATCCAATTCTTTTCTATTTAATAACGTTCTATTTCCATGAACAATTTTATCTTTATAAAATGTTTTTATAAAATCTATAATTTCATATTCATATTGAGAGTCGGTAGTGTATGGATAACAAATATTGCACCTGGGAATTCTTCCATCATCTAGATGATCTTCAAAAATAGTATTGCACGTATTACATTTCCACTTGTATTTAGTGATAACATCTATATATTCTTCTTCTTTAAAAAGTGGAATAACCTTATTATTTAATCGATCCCCTCGAAATAATCCTTCTACAATGACTTCTCTCCTATTTTCCAACATTTTTTGTTTTGCGTGAGGTAGCAGTACAGCACATGAAACACCATATCTGTTTCGAAGAGTCGATTTGGATTTATCTGCTCTTGCTTTTTTATCTATTTTCAGATTGATTTTTTTTATAATCTCTTTATTTTGAAATGGATTGGAAGCCCCATATTTTTGCAAGTTAGTATTTATTATTTTTTGTTTGATTTCCTCATTTTGTATTGGAGATGCTACCCCGTATTTTTGGAACATGGTTTTTTTAATTTTTTCTTTCCAAACGGTTGCTTGAAATGGATTTTCATATCCATATTTCTCGAAACACGTTCTCTTTTGTGTTATAGTTCCACATATGGGACATCCTCGTCCTAATAAATGTTTTTCAGGAGTCTGGATGAAGTCGCCGTGCAAATTACAATTGATCACAATCCTTGTTTTAATATCAATATAATTACACTTTTGGTAGTCATACTTCTCACCATGCACGGATTTGGCTTTAGCTATAAATTCTTCAGTTGTTAGTCGTTTCATTCCAATATCTCTCCATTCTCTTCTTTTTACATTTCTCTTGGTTTTTATAATAATAATCTAACGCTTGTTTTCTTCGATTAGCGAGAATTTCTTCTTTCGTGGTATATATTCTTTTTCTTCCCATATATCATAACTATAAACCAAAAAACACAAAACGTCAAGTTATTTTATTATTTCCGATTGGTTAATAGGAACCATATTTATATTAAACAATCATCATCAAACATATGAAACAAAAATTATTTGAAAATGTCGGAGGTAATAACTTCCGCTTGATCACAGAAAACGTCGAAGAGTCCAAATCCAAGAATGTCCGTGAAGGTATCCGTAAGGTATTTTCCACTGGCAAAGACCAAATCTCCTATCGACTTGTCCAAAATGTTGGACTTGGATACATCAAAGATGTCAATGAAGCTAAAAAATGTGCATTGCAAGAAGCTCGTCTTGTTGCCAAGGAATGTGGATATATGGAAGATGAAGGCAATTCCAAGTTTATCAAAGAAGAAGATTGGGATGTTAAAGATTATCAAACACCAGACCAAATTGAGAAGAGGGAAGAAACCCGGGAAGTGCAGATTGGAAAGGAAATTCTTTCTATTACAAGTAAATATGGATTGAAATCTTCGCAACACGATTTACCGGAAGAATCATCTAAGGCGGGGTTTGATAGGATTTCGG